ATGAAAAAATTTACTAAAGTGCTGATTTTAGCCAGCGTTATTCTGTTTGTATCAGGGTACCAAACCACTATGTCAGCAAAAGAAACTGTTTATCAAACTAAAGATGTAAAAGTAGGCATGTAAAAAAGACGCTACCAGAAATGGTAACGTCTTTCGTGTTTTAAAGAGAAGTTTCCTGTTTTGCGAAATCTTAAAAACAGGAAACTCTTTCAAAAAGATAAAAAATACAATATAATGAGAATGTATGTTCTTGTTTAGGGGGATATATTATGTCAATTATTTATGAGGAATTACTTAAAAAGGTATCAAAACAAACAAAAAAAGAAGAACCATCTCATTCTTCTTCTACGGAAGCACTTCCTAAAAACTTCGCTTTAGATTCTCGATAATTTTCAAGTGCATTAAGCATAAATTCTCTTTCATCTTTTGTTATTTTATTACCATGTTTATCTATAATATCTGTCTTCTCAATGAGATCTAGGCTTAATTTTCTGGAGAAAACGAGTTCTTTTTCTTCATCACTCATTTTATTAAGTTCATCTTTATTGGTTACGAAATAAGAAAGATCAACATTAAAATATTTTGCAATTGTATTTAAATTTTCAAATGACGGCTTTTTTATTTTTCCAGCTTCTAATTTCGATAAATAACTATGAGTAACCCCTATTTCTTCTGATATTTGAGCGAGTGTTAAACTCCTGCTTTTTCTTAAATCGGCTAGATTTTGCCCTATGACTTTATTAATATCATCCATAAACAGCAATCACCTTTCTGTAGAGCTTCTTATACATACTATTATAACATGTTTTTTCCTCTGGGAAAAAAATTAGAAAAACAACTTTACAATGCGTTAGGCAGGATGTTATATTTGTCTTGTAAGTTCCTGTAGGAACATTATGAGGTGGTGTTTAGGTTTGGATTTTAAGATTATTTTCGGTAACAAAATAAAGCAAATTCGTTCAGAAAAGAAAATGTCCATTATTGAATTTGCTGAATTAACGGGATTTACGAGCTCCTATATCTCTAAGATAGAGAATTATAAAATTAACCCGACTATCAAGAGTGTTCTACAATTTTGTAATAAGTTGAATTTAAATATTGGTTATTTTTTTTAATTGCAAAGTTCCTACAGGAACATTTTCGGTGAGGAGGTACGGCTTATTATGAAATTCTATATTGAATGAGTTTATACAAAAAACACCAATAATTTTGGTGGGTAGTCCTATTGTCCACATTGCATATTATGTTTCGAGGTGATCTTTATGGCTAAGAAAAAACAAAAGAGAAAAAGCAACCTGTTTCTCGGAGAAGTTTTCTTTGGAACAGAAGACAGAGAAAAACTTTTCACTGAGGCTGTGGCGCCTTATTACACACCAGTAAAAAAAGAAAAGAACAAAAAAAATAAAGAGGCTTGAAACTTCTGTTTCACCTTTTTTTGAAGGACAAGCTCAAATTGAAAAGCTAATTAAGAAAAAAATAGGAGGATCAACCGATGGGGGAAGTCAAATGGGTGAAATTAAGTACCCAGATGTTCGACGATGAGAAAATCAAACTCATTGAACAAATGCCCGAATCTGACACTCTGTTGATTATATGGGTTAAATTACTTGCTCAAGCAGGTAAAACTAACGCTTCTGGTTTTATTTATCTAAGTGAAAACGTGCCTTATACAGACGAAATGTTAGCACACATCTTTGGAAGGCCGTTAGGAATTGTTCGCATGGCATTAGATACATTTAGAAAGTTCGGAATGATTGAAATTAATGATCAGAATTTTATCAGTATATGTAATTGGGAAAAGCATCAAAATTTAGATGCGCTCGAAAAGATTAGGGAACAGAATCGCTTGAGAAAGCAAAAACAACGAAAAAAACTAAGTCTTGCAGAACCAAAAAATAACATGTCACGTGACGTCACGATCAATGTCACAGCAAGTCACGCAACAGATATAGATAAAGAATTAGATAAAGATAAAGAATTAAAAGATATATTGTCGGGAAACCCGACTGCTGATCTTAAAACTCAAGAATCAGAAATTCCATTCAAGCTAATTATTGATCTTTTGAACAAAGTGACAGGGAAGTCATTCAGACATACATCTGCTGCTACTCAAAGATTAATTAAAGCACGCTGGAATGACGGATTCAGGTTTGAAGACTTTAAAACAGTGATCCTTACAAAAACTAATCAATGGCTTAAAGACGACAAGATGAATAAATACTTGCAGCCAACGACATTATTTGGAACCAAGTTTGAAGGATACCTGAATGAAGGTGCGGGGGTGATAAAAAATGCAGAGCATCAAATCAGTGGCGGCAGAGGCCTTAAACGCCAGAATGACCTTCCATTCTGATTACTGTAATAAGCACACATTCACACGAGGTAGTGAAGATGTCGTAAAGCCTGTTCGTATGATGATCCTCAATGGCAAGGTGGTCTGTCCACGGTGTGAACTGGAGGCGAATGAAAAAAAGCTTCAAAGAGACTTGGAAAGTCAGATAGAGTTCAGCCAGCGCACAAAGAATTTTAACATGCTTGAAAAACACAGTATGTTCAGAGACAAAACCATTGCACAAGCGACGTTTGATAATTACAAAGTGGCCGAGCGTGAGGAAACGGCAAATAAGGGTCGCACGATGGAACTGGTTGGTTATTTAAAACAAGGCGAAGTATTCAACACTTTTCTTCAAGGTCATCCCGGAGTTGGGAAAAGTCATCTAGCTTATGCAGCACTCAAAGCACTCAATGTGCCTCCTGATCCTGACGACCCTAAGGACATGGGAAAATCATGCTTGTTTATCAACATGGAAGAAGCTGCTTCGGCTATTAAAGACACATTCAGCAACAAAGAGAGTAAATATACGGAATCATATGTAACGCAGCTCATGGGTGATGCTGATTACCTTGTGATCGACGATCTCGGTGCAGAAACAGGATCAGAACACTCGGATAGCAGAGCCAGCGATTTTATTCATCGTCTGATTTACAAAGTGACATCCGCACGACAGGACAAGGCTACGATCTACACAACGAATCTCACTAGCAAAAAGTTATATCAAATGTATGACAGCAAGCTAGTATCACGGATAATGCAAAAACAGCAATACATTGTTTTCAAAGAGACATCAGACAAACGCGAGATGGAATTACCATTCTAGGAAGTGTAAAGCAAAATCACATCCGAGAAAGTTGATAGTTTAATAGATCGCTACAAATAAGTCTGAACGAATATAAAAAAACATAAGGAGGCGCGCTGAATATGAGAAAAGGCGGCAGAAAACCAACACGCTCAGAAAGAAAAATCCTAGTAGTGAATGGGTTGAACCCTCGTTACTGGCACGTGGAAAAGAATCTGGCAGCATCCATGCATATTGTGCATAAAGAAGTCGGACGGAGAAAGGAAATTGCGAAATGAGTGTTACTAGAATCATTTTGGATCATGTCAATTTTGAATGGACGATTGTTGGCCTTAAACGTTTTCTTGATTACTGGTACGAAGGCAGGTCGATTGAAGAGATGGCGGAGTTATTTAACCGACCATCAGAAGAAGTGTTAATACTGATGATTGATTTTAGTAAACGAGGAAAGATCAAGGAGCGACCGAACGGTGTCGGCGCAAACGAGCCTATGTATATCAAAAAATGCACAATGAACTACAAAAAAAGAGATATGAACAAGCTATTTGAACAACAACCGGTTTACTATGCTTGCCCGCAAAACGATTTCATCTGGTGCGAGAGGGACATTATAGCTTTTCGGAAGATGTGGCAGGATCATGAGCCGATCAGACATATTGCGAATCGTTTAGCACGCAAGGTTGATGACATCCTGTTGCTGATTATAGATCAGGCTGAGTTAGGCAAGATCGAACCACGTAAGGGTGGGATTTTTGGAAAGGGGGAAAAGCTACGTGAAGAAAAAAAGCGCCTTGTTGCTGCCATTTGAGAAAGCCACAGCGCGTCAGCTTGAAGTGATTGCGAGATATGAAGCTTGTCCGAAACAGCTAAAGACAGCAGCCGTGCGCCACCTCAAAAAGAGAGGAGGCATCAAGTGATGAGCAGTGACGATAGAGCGTTAATGATCGAGTGGTTGAGTCTCGCAAACGTTGGTCGCGATTATTGCGAGAATTTATCAGACGAAGAACTCGAAAGAATCTACAATCTCAACGTTCCGCAGCGTGACGAATGAGAGGAGGTGAGCATATTGGAGACTGTTAACAATCCATACAAAGCAGGTCCAGTGAAAGCGTGGGTTATGTCAGAGGATGAGCTTGCAGTTTATAGGCAGCAACATCCACCCAAGCCATATAAAAAGAGACTCAAACGTAAAGACTGGCGTTGGCAGCGCACAGATCAATCCGTCGAGTCTCAGCGGTAAGAATTCACATCAGTTCAATGTGAGTAATTAAACTTAGGAACCTTAATTATATCACATTGGAGTGAAGATTGTGAATAGACCGCAGACTATCTCATTAACAAAAAACGAGCCTTTCACAACATTAGTTGAACAAGGCAAGGTACAAGTGATCGTGCTGGACGGGATCAACAACACAGCGCATTACATAGAGGCTCCCGAACATGGTCACACAATCATTGAAACGATTAAAGGAAGTTTTGACCGAGTTAGATTTGATTTCAGTTATAAAACTAAACGATAGCAGGGGTTTATCCCCTGCGGGGGAGGAATCACGATGTTATCAAAAGATCAAATGAACGTTGAGGCCCTTTTGGGTGAAGTCGAACGTTTGAAAAGAGAAATAGAGAAAAAGAATCAGCAGATCGACGGATTCTCAAAGCTTTTCTTAAACGAACTGAATTGGGAGCAGCGTAATTACGAAGCATGTAAAGATGAATTCCACAGAGGTGGATTAGCAGCCATGAGAAACATCGAGAAGAAATACGAACGAGCTTTTGGAAAGGGATTGGACGGTGAAAGAGTATGAGTCTACCAAAACATGTCGAGCTTTCACAGACTGTAAAAGCTTGCAAACATCAAGCGATCACGATTCAGGAGGCAGCTGCTCATCTTAAAGTGCCAGAAAACGTTGTACCAATGCTGGTACGTGAAAATGATGACCTTGTTATAGAGGGTAACGTGATCATGGCGAAAAGGGAATCAAACGGGCCTGTCATTCTCACGGTGCTGGGTTTCATGGCAATTATCGTGATCGCTGGGTTGATGCAATGAATCAGCTCAATCTATTCCGTGAAATCATTGTAGATAACTTTGCAGGAGGAGGGGGAGCGAGTACAGGCATCGAGCTTGCAACAGGCTTATCAGTAGATATAGCTATCAATCATGATCCTGCTGCCATTGCAATGCATGAGGTAAACCATCCTGACACGGAACATTATTGTGAATCTGTGTGGGATGTTGATCCGAAACAAGCAGTTAGAGGGCGAAAAGTAGGTTTGGCATGGTTTTCCCCTGACTGTACACATCATTCAAAGGCAAAAGGCGGCAAGCCTGTAAAACAGAGTATCAGAGGGCTTGCGTGGATTGCTGTTAGATGGGCGATAGCGGTAAAACCACGCGTCATCATGCTTGAGAACGTCGAGGAATTCAAAGATTGGGGGCCTGTCTCTAAAGAAGGTAAACCGATCAAGGAACAAAAGGGACAGACATTTCAATCATTCGTCAAAACGCTGGAATCACTTGGATATGAAGTGCAGTTCAGAGAGTTGACGGCCTGCGATTATGGAGCGCCAACCATACGAAAAAGATTCTTTATGGTTGCAAGATGTGACGGAAAAGAAATCGTATGGCCGAAACCAACACATGGTGATCCAAAAAGTCTTCTAGTTCAAACGGGAAAGCTCAAGCCGTGGCGATCCTCTTACGAGATTATAGATTGGTCCATAGGTGTCCCTAGTATATTCAACAGGAAACGGCCACTAGTTGAAAATACGATGAAACGAATCAAAAGAGGTATTGATAAATTCATCGTAAACAATCCAAGTCCTGTAATGGTGCCGGATAAGAGTAAAGCGGCATTCTTGATCAGTTATTATACTGAGCAATCAGATAAAGAGGTAAGAGGCCTTTCGCTTGATCGACCATTACACACAATCACAGCTGGCGGCAATAGATTTGGATTAGTTACGGTTGCCTTCTTGACTAAGTATTACGGTCAAGGAGTAGGACAGCGACTAGACGAGCCATTGCATACCATTACAACAAAAGACCGTTTCGCATTAACAACAGTTTGCACAAATGGTCTGAGGATTGCAGACATTGGATTGCGTATGTTGCAACCAAACGAACTATTTGCAGGGCAGGGGTTCCCACCTGGATATACATTCAATATTGGTAATAAATCCGACCAAATACGCAGGGTGGGGAATAGTGTTCCACCGCAATTCGCAGAGCAGCTGGTGCGGGCTAACCTCCCAGAGATGTGCGTACCTGAGCATATGAACAAATATTATAGCAAAGCAAACTAACAGCCTAGCGGCTTAGGAGGAAACGGTATGAGTGAACATGTGTTAAAGGAATTTGAAACGCTTAGGGAAGCGGTTGAATTTATAAAGGACGAACTGAAAAAAACGGACGAGCGAAACACAAGAAACCTAGATGTAATTCGAACCTTGGACCCTAGTTCAGCATCAGAAACTATGGAGGAAGGTAACATGCACGATGAATTGTTTCTACTGTATTCGCTCGATGATGGTGATTCTTTCTTCGTCTTTGAATCTGATTATGCTTTAGAAAGTTGGCTAGAAAGTGATGCTTGGGACAATTGGGGCTTGTGGGAACGTGACGATATTGAAGGATCACTCAATGAGGATGTAATGGTATGGAATTTTCATAGAGATATTTGCAAGGAAAAGTGGGAGATACTTTACAGAAATTCAAAACCATTTATAAACGGTTGGTCCAGACAACGTAAAGAAATAGGGTTTGAAGCAGTTCCATCATTCTCATTAAATTAAATCGAAAAGGGGCTAACTGAAATGAACCTTGAAAAAATGTTTGAAATGCAGGCGGAGTTAGACAACCGCATCATCCGAGAAAAAGGGCTGGAAGGTCAAGACCTGCTGCCTAACACATATGTTGCACTCATCACCGAACTAGGCGAATTTGCTAATGAAGGACGCTGGTTCAAGCATTGGAGTGATGATCAAAGAGCCAGAAATCAAGATCGTTACTTAGAATATCGAACTGAGGATCTAGGTGGAAATCAATGGGTAGAGAAAAACCCACTCTTAGAAGAATACGTGGACTGTCTGCACTTCTTCTTATCAATTGCGATTAAAAAGGGATGGAAAGAAGAATTAAACATACGAGAAGAAGCGATTGAGGATTTCAAAGAAGCAGGATTTGACGGAGGGCTTTCAGGAGTTTTCGTGGAGATGCAATGGAGCTTATTGAATTCTCGAATGCTCAAGGATGAAGAAAATAAAAAACAACACTTCCATATAGCTTGGGGGCTGTTCTTGGCAATTGGAATCGTTGGCTTCGGCTTCACACCCGAACAAATCGAAGAAGCGTATATGAACAAAAACGCCGTCAATCATAAGCGGCAGCAGGAGGGTTACTAGATTATGAACTATTCACTATATTTGATTGACGACAGACTCGTTATTGATCTTGGAGCGGGCGAAAAGAGTCAGCATAAAGCGTTTAGCGGGGTTCCTGAATTAGTAGAAACGCATATCTTTTGTCAGGAACCAATAGGACAAGTTGAAATATCAGATGAACAACTAAAAAAGATTGAAGTTTCTTTTCATAATGGCGGCTTGTGTGATTACTGCGATGAACTATCAAACAAAGTACGGCCTTCACCATTTATGGGTGATATCGGCTCAAGCATGTGTAAAGAATGCTGGGACGCAACAAAGAAGGAGTATGCAGCATCACATGATGAGCATATTCCTCAGTTCGAAGATTACCCTCACTGGAAGGGGAACACCGATGAAGCTGAATAAAAAGCAACAAAATCAAATCATTGAACGGATGAACGACTTTGGAGAAAGAGGAGTTCGTTCGAATGGAGCGGATAAAGAAGCTGTTGCCGGAATGGCTACTCTTCTTTGGATGTTACAGGTCTTAAACGTTGATATGGAATCACTAAAGGAGGAATCACGATGAACGAAAACCCGATTATCTCATCTGTAATTACAAAGCTGTACAAGCAGCAGGAAAAAGGCCTGCAAAAGTACGGTGAGGAAGTAAAAACCTCCTCTTATGATCTGAAAGGCTGGTTAGAACATGCTCAACAAGAAGCAATTGATTTTACAACGTATTTAGAAGCGGCCATTCAGTTGCTGGAGGAACAGGTTAAAAGCAAAGAGGAAATGAAGTTTTATGAGACGCACGAGCCTTATTATGCATTAATCAAAGCGCGCAATATCGAACGTGCAATGGAGATTTACAATAATGACGTTACTGCTGATGAAGAGAAAGAACTTGCGGAAAGTATCAAAGAAGTAACGGCACTATATGCAGCAACAAAGTATAGTCGCTGTACTGGAGAAGATAACAAAACAGTTCCAATTGAAGAAGTCCTTGATGATTTAATGAACGAAAAAGAAATGCGATTGGCAGTAGACGGAAGATTGATATAAGAAAGGGGAATGAAGATGAAATTTTACGAGGTGCATGATCCATATTACGCATTGATCAAGGCGAAAACCGAAGAAAATGCTATGACAATCTATACTGATGTTGTCGCTGATGATGATGGCGGATTATCAGAAGAAATAACCGAAGTTACAGAAGCATATGCAGCAATCAGACACAGCCGTACTGTCGATGCGGATGAAAGAATTTTAAGCATTGAAAAAGTGATTGAAGATATAACGAATGAAGAAGAAATGTTACTAGGCATGGACAGAAGTTTGATATAAGAAAGGGGAATGAAAATGACAATTGAAGTGTATTTGAAAATGAGGAATAACGGTAAAACACTAGAGGAAATACAACGAGATAAAGCCTTAAGCGAAGGAACTGTGTACACTCTTGAACTTGGTTATCAATGTTATCTGAAACGATTACCACTTGATCAGGCTATCGAAATTGTAAAGGAGGTTTCTGTATGAAATACGCCATCCCTTACGATCATCTTGAGGCAGAGCTTGTGACAGAAGGTACGATGTACACACTTGAACTTAGTAAGTTACTCTTTCATTTTAAAAAAGTTAAAGAAAGTGCGAATAAGTATAGATTGGAATTGTCGGATGAAGACTTTAAGCGCTTTTTTAGACTTCACGTATCTGGAGTAGATATAAATTGGATAATGTATATAATGTCCACTTATGAAAAATCGTTCACAGACACATTGGTTCAATACATTACTTTATGACTTAGAAAGGGGAACGTTATGAAAAAACTACTAATCACACTAACTATTATTATTGCGGCGGTGCTTTATGCACCGTCTGCTCAAGCAGTATGGTCAAACTGGCAAACGGAGGGATACGGGCATCAAGCTAGAGTCTTTACGGATGACACCAATTACTATGCAGGCGCCAAGACAGTTGATTGGCGAACTGAAAAGAAAGGATCGAGCACGCTTTATTACACTGCTGGCGTTTACAAAAAGCGATCCAATGGCGGTTTAACAGATACTAACCTAGTTCAAAGGGGCAGCTTCAAAACGTCAACGCCTCTAAAGTCATTTAGTGTTAAAGAAATTCGCAAGCGTACCGGCAGAGGAACATACGTGATCCAGCTGGACTGCTACACCGATTCCAATAAACGAAACTACATCGGAACGTTCGAGTCCGTTAAATTTAATGTCAAATGAATCACGAAGAAGAAATTCGTAATTCAGCAGGAGCGGCCAAAACTCTAGCGCAAGATACACATTCTTAGGAAATCGTTTTTATTAATAACTGCAAAGGCTGAGTCCGCTTTAATTACAATAGGTGAGCAGATTGACCGTACTTTAAAAACAAAACGAGGAGAATGAACATGAAAAAGAAATTATTAGTGTTACTTATTGCTGTAATGGCGGTTATGGCTGGATGTAGCGAGGCCGATACAGTATCGCATAACATTTCTAAATCGTCTGACTCATTTGAGGTCCAGAGAAGAGTCGTTTTCTTTAATGGCATCACTGATAAGTACTTACTTACCGTAGAAGGACTTTGTGCTCTTGGAAATGGTGACAACGATCTAAGAATGACAGTGACATGCAAGGTCGGTAAAAACGAATATAAGAAGCACTACCTTGGCTTGAGTGATAACGTTAGCTTCTTTGCTGAACAGCTTGAGGCTAATAAAGAAGATCCATTTCATTACAAAATTTTGTTCCGGCCAGAAAATATTATTCCAGATATTGAATTGCAGACAAGTAAATAAGTCCAAGACGGAGAGCCTGCGGACACTGATCAACACCTTTTACGGGTGCTGGTTGGTGTCCGTTTTCTTTTTGTCAGAAAGGAGCAGCCATGAAGAAGGAAAAGCCCAAAAAACAGCCGCAGAAGCTCACTGACAGAGATTTAAGAGAGTTGATGGGGCAAAACATGCAGCGGTTAAAAAGAGCCAAAGGCGGGGCCATGCGCCGAAAATAAAGGGGGAATTATCATGAATCAAACAAGCTTAGATATTCCGCAGATCGACGAGGAAAAAACAAGATTCAAAATGGAAAAGATGATGGAAAAATATAAAATACTTAGGTTGCAAACGCCGGAAGACTTTCTTCCAAAGATCACAACAACATACACCATTACGCCGCCGAGTTTCTCAAATCAGTTCCACTCAACCACAGAAGAAGCAGCGCTAAAAAAAATGGATTGGGAAATCGAGCGCGATCAGTTCATGAAACGGATTCAGCGTGCAATCAATCGTCTTACGCAAAAAGAGCGCCGCATTTTAGTTATGCTCTATATGCAGGATGAAGAAATGTATGATTACGAGATTTACGCAGATATGGGCCTCAGCCAGCGGAATTACTATCGTGTTAAAAACAAAGCATACTATCGACTGGCCTTTGCACTTAGAGAAGAAGTGTATAAGCAGGGGGATAAATCATGAATTTTGTTCAGCCAATAAGGGACCTTGATCAGATCCATTATATAAAGAAATATCTTGGAGAGCGAAACAAAAGGAACTTGTTGCTTTTTGTGGCTGGAATCAATCTAGGTTTGCGTATATCCGATCTGCTAGAATTGAGAGTGAAGGATGTAAGGAAACAATATGTATCTCTAAGAGAACAAAAAACAGGTAAAGAAAAAAGAATCAAAATAAACAAAACTCTTCGAAAAGCGATAGATCAATATATCAAGGACAAAGATGATCAAGAATACCTTTTTAAAAGCAGAGAAGGACTTAACAAATCAATCAGCCGCAGCAGTGCATACAATATATTGAGAGAGGCAGCGGAGTATGTAGGCCTCGATAGCATAGGGACACATACACTAAGGAAAACGTTTGGTTACTGGCATTATAAGAAATTCAAGGATGTGGCCTTGCTGCAAGAAATATTCAACCACTCAAGCCCAGATATTACATTGAGATATATTGGGATCACACAAGACACAATGGATAGAACAATGGACGACTTTGGCTTATAGACTCATCTGTTCAAATGGCAGGTGGGTCTTTTTTTTGTGCTCTTTTTCACCAGCTAACCATAACGAGAAAATGTCCAACTCATTTTAGGGAAATGGCTGAAAAGCAAGAGGGACAATGGATTCAGCGATTCTTTGAGTTAGACACAATATTAGATATGGTGAATTGGTGGATTGTGTGGATAATCAAAATTGATGATGATATAATTAGAATATAATTACAGTTCGTTAGGAGCGGGTTTAATGATTAGAAAGCATGTCACGCCATCGGATAAAATTCTTGAGTTTATAAGAGACCGTTATGAAGAATATGTAAATCGTATTGGTGGAAAGAAAGAGGATAACGATGTTCATTCGAATTTTCTGTTGTCTGAAAAAGTTGGCTCAACTGACCAAATTGTGAACAAATTAATAAGCACAAAATTCAATGTTTCTTTAGAAAGTGTTAGTGAAATGACTTTTGGTGATCTGAAAACCCGCTTTGAAGACGAGTGGTCTCAACCAATGGATCACAGTCATGTTCCAACAGCATTACTTAAATGGTTGAATAAAAAAACCGATAAAGATACTGAAAAGATGTTACAAAAGATGAAAGAGGGTATGGCAAATGATTAAAGCTATCACGAAAGGTAATTAATTTAGGAGCGGCTTCCGTTGGGAATGCCGCTATTTTTATTATAGTTAATTGGTAAAATTTTCAGTTATAATAATTAAAAAAAACAAAGGGGACCAATATGGAATTCCAAGATAATTACCTTTATAAACGGCCCATAATTAATCATTTTGATTTTTTTGTAAATAAAGTTTATGAACCTTTTTATTTAAAAGTGATAAGGGAAATTAAGTCACCTAATAAAATACAAAAAAATGCTATTGTTCTCTTAAGTAAGACTGTTAATACTCTCAAAGCAATTGTCAACTTAATTAAAGAGGGGAATATTGTGTCTGCTAGGGTTTTAGCTCGATCATTATTTGAAATTAAACTAATAGGAAGAAAATTAATATTGGAACCAGAAAAATTCTTAAAGTATTCATCCGCTAATGACCTATTTACTCGTCTATTTGCTGTAAGACAATTAAAAGAGAATAAGTATCTCCCAATAGCTAATTTTGTTGATCACAATAAACAGGAACAGGATATACTCGATGAAATTAAGTCATTAGGATTCACACCAACTTATGATGGTACTAAGGATATGAATAATGGTAAAAGACACGTAAATAAGTACTTTGAAATAAAAGAGATGGCGCAAACTTGTGGTGGAATGGAATTAGAAATGTATAACACTATGTATAAAAATTTATGTCAAGATACTCACACATCTTCTAATCATTTCCATAGATATTTTGTACAAGGAGAATCAGAAGAAATGATCTTTGATTTTCATCCTTATCTGTATGAAGTGCCTTTACTAATAAGTGTTATTATGAACTTTATAAACGATAGTGTAGGAGATTTCTGTAATATATTATATATAAATCCTAAGAATGAGTTGACCTATAATTTAAGAGTCTTCTATGGATATTGTTTTGCTACTTTGCCTCTTTTAATGAGACAAGGAGAACTAAAAATGCAAGGGTTCTTAAATCCATTATAAGAAAAAATGGCACATTTTTGGCACGATCTTGGCAAAGCATTTTGTTTTAGAACGGTTAATATGGTATTAGGTTATAAATTGAAGGCGACTTCCAATGAGGAATTCGCTTTTTTATATGGAGGTGTCAGTTGTGGCTGAACTTACTGTAATGTCGATGGAACGATTTTTACAAGAGATAGAAGAATCTTTTTCACAAGAAACTAACCATATTAAAACTGTCAAACGAGTTCCTTATGTCGTTGTACATGCTGAAATTAAACACAAGGGCAACAGGATTAAATCAGAGTATACATTTTATGATGCTGGGGATATGTCTTTCAAAGAAGCGCAAGAACGTATAGTGAAGATGCAGCAAGACATTATTTCTTGAACCACAACAAAAAATAAGACTGAAAAGCGCCTGTCTGTGTGATAGGTGCTTTTTATTTTGGGGAGGGACACAACGTGGACAACTCACTCAGGGAACTAATCATTGACACAGCAATTGGACATGCAATAAGGACAGACCAATTGTATAACGGTACTAAAGCCCTTAATAAAAGGGGATGCATATGGGCAGATGGGGAGATCATCAGGGGGTTAGGCATGCTTGGTTCTTACGGTGTGAGGGACAGGCAAGCTATAGACAGCCTCCTGCATGTCAGCCAGATTCTACCCTATGAAGCAGCACGATCCTATCTAGCATCATATCAAAGGGAGTACAGGGAGTTTTATGCTGTACAGAAAGTGGGGCATCTTCATGCCTTTGTTTTGTTTGCAATGATAGATGAGAGAAAAGCTGGTGAATTAGATGCCACCTAAACCATTGAGAGAGTGTAAGCTGCGAGGGTGCAGGGAGTTAACAAGGGATGGTTATTGTCCTGCTCATGCTGATGGCAAGCAGCAGGAAGCGAAGTATTACAACAATCATGTTCGAGATAAACATTCAACAAGTTTTTATAAATCAAGAGAATGGAAACAGACAAGACAACTTGTTCTAATGAGAGACAATTATCTTTGTCAAAGCTGTTTAAAACAAAATCGTGTCGTACCTGCTGACATGGTTCATCACAAGATCGAACTTAAACAAGATTGGGGCAAGCGATTAGACCTAAACAACCTCGAAAGCCTGTGTAATAGCTGTCACAACAAGGTTCATGGTAAACGAGGGTCATAGGTACCCCCCGGCATTAAATCCCTAGAAAACGGCTTTGTGAAGATCGGTGAGCCGTCGTCTGCAAACAAACACCGCTTTTCAAAGTTTCCAAAAACGCGAAAAACCCCCTCGGTGAAAATGCCGAGAGGGCTTGGTACGACTGGTTTTGTTGTTAATTCGATCATAGCATGATTTCGCTCAAAAACAAGCAAAAAGTATAAAAAATTGAAACGGAATGAGGTGGGAAATATGCCGAGACCTGCAAAATCCGCAACACTTCAATTGATACAAGGTAACCCAAACAAGAAAAATACTGACGAATTGGAAATGCGCGCCGAACAAGAACAGAAAATGAAAATGCGATCAAACAACATTAAACCTCCATCCTGGTTGGATAAGGTTGCTAAAAAGGAATTCAAACGGATTGCCGAGCTATTAAAGGAAGTGGACATTATAACGGAGGCAGATATCAGCATGTTGGCCGCCTATTGTAATGCCTATTCACAATATATTTCAATAACTAAAGTGATAGAAGAAGATGGACTCATGGTTCATAAAGATGGATTTGATGAGGACGGAAATCCAATTGAATTGATTGGGGAAGAACACCCATTATTGAAAAGACAAAAGAACTTCTTTGATCAAATGAAGTCAGCTGCAAATGATTTTGGTCTTACTCCATCAGCCCGTGCAAAACTAGCGATCACCAAAACGCAGGAGATTCGAGAAAAGACGGCTGCTGAGAAGGAGTTTGATAACGTGTGACAATTAAGCAGTTTATGATTGATTACTCAAATGATGTTCTACAAGGGAAAATTGTAGCTTGTCAAAAACACATTTGGGCCTGTCAGCGTTTTTTGAATGATGTTGAACGAGAAGGAAAAGAAGAGTTTCCATATGTATTCGATGAAGAAAAGGCCCGCAGATTTCTTTTTTGGATGACTCAATTTAAACATACCAAAGGACCATTAGCAGGTGAAAATATTGATCCTGATCCTATTCAGATTTTCATTTTTGGCAATGTCTATGGATGGGTCCACAAAGATACCGATATTCGCCGTTTTACAACTGTGTATTGGCAAGTTGGCCGTAAAAATGCAAAGACTCAAAGCTTAGCAACTGTTGGATCATATGAAGCAATGGCGCTTGGAGAAAGTATGTCGGAGGTTTATATAGGTGCAACCAAAAAAGAGCAGGCTAAGATTTGCTGGAAAGAAATAAATGCTCAAATTGAGGGTAGCGACCTTCTCAATAAACCATCAAAAAAATATAAGGTAGCATATGGGACAATTGAACATATTAAAACAAAATCAATTATCACACCACTTGCAAAAGATGCCGGGAAAACCGGAGATGGATTTAACCCTCAATGTGGAATTATTGATGAATATCATGCTCATCCAACATCAGAAATATATGATGTTATTGAATCGGGTATGGGAGCAAGATCACAACCGTTAATGGTAATTATCACAACTGCTGGACCTGAATTGAATAATCCTGCTTACCGTGTCGAGTACAATTTTGCTTCTCGTCTTTTAGATCCAAATATGGTAGAGAAAAATGACCATTACTTTGCAATGATTAATGAGTTAGATGCAGATGATGATATTAAAGACGAGAGTAAATGGGAAAAAGCAAATCCGATACTTGCAAAACACGAGTTTGGCATAAATTATTTAAGACGGCGTTTGGAAATGGCTTTGAATGTACCGGAAAAAATGCGAGATTTCCTCACCAAAAATATGGATATTTGGGTGAACATGCGATCAAACGGATATATGGATATGCAGGCATGGTCTGATTGCGGGGTGAGTGAAGGTCTACCAGATTTAAAAGGTAAGGAATGTTATGCAGGGATTGACCTATCAAAACGTATTGATTTAACAGCTGCCAGTTTTGAATTTCCACTCGAAAATGGGATGTATTATGTTACAGCGCATGGCTTTATGCCAGAAGATACTTTTCATGAAAGGATGAAAACTGACAAGGTACCGTATGATTTGTGGGTCAAAAAAGGTTGGTTAACTCTTACTGATGGTGCTGTCGTTGACTATGATTATATTCGTGCGTACATCAAGAAAATGGAAAAGGATAAAGGATGGAAAATCAAAGAGATTGGATATGATCCATATAACGCAACGCAGTTTGCGCAGCAGATGGAAGCTGATGGATATGTCATGATCGAGATCAGGCAAGGGGTGCAAACCTTATCTGAGCCGACCAAAGATTTACGTGAGAAAGCTAAAGCGCGAAAATTAATCCATGACAACAATGATCTATTGACGTGGGCGATGGGGAATGCCGTCACAAAGATTGACGCGCAGGAGAATATCATGCTTGATAAATCAAAGTCGTCACAACGTATTGATCCAGCAGCTGCACTTATAAACGCTCATGTGAGAGCTAGTCAAAATGATGATCATTTAGATTTGAATGAGTATATTTTGTCAGGAGGCTTTTCATTCTAATGAAAAATATCATTAAGCAAGTTATGATTTTTCTGTACTCAATATTAAATGACCTAGTATTTTTTGCCGGGGCAATCTTTATTACTATAGCAGCTTATAAAATACATGAAATCATCGGTCTTTTAGTGACTGGTGGTTTTTTTATATTTACAGCAATTTTAATGAGCCGAAGGAGGTGATTAATTGTTATTAGAAGGTATGTTTTCTAAGAGATCAGCAGATTCAGACAGTGGCTGGGGCATGTCACAAGTCCCGCAATGGGTGTTTGATATTTTCGGTGGTGGTAAAACGGCAAGCGGGGAGAAAGTGAGTGAATCGACCTCGTTAAAAAATCCTGATGTTTTTTCTTGTATCAATGTTTTGTCAGATGATATAGCAAAACTATCTGTCCATATGTTTAGGAGGCTGGGAGAGAATATTTCAGGAGAGCGTGACCATCCTGTTTTTAAATTGCTCTATTTAAAGCCCAATCAATATATGACAGCTTTTACTTGGAAAAAATTAATGATGACGCATGTTTGTATGTGGGGAAATGCATATTCTTTGATTCTTTCAGATAAAACGGGTGATATCAAAACATTAATCCCTCTTAATCCAGCGAATACACATCCTTATCTTGATCCAAAAACAGGGGAGTTGTGGTACGAAACAATAATCAATAACAAACGAGCTGAATTACATGCGGAGGAAGTTCTGCACTTTAAAGGAATGACGGAAGATGGGATAGTAGGTCTCAGTCCAATTCGGGTTGCAAGAGAAAATATTGGTGCTCAATCTGCCGCAACAAAGTTTAACGCGAAATTGTATAAAAATGATGCAACACCAAGAGGTATTTTGAAAATCCCAACCCTGTTACAACCAGAGGCAAAAGAGGTTGCAAGAAAAGAATGGATGAGAGTAAATGCGGGAGAAAGCATTGCGATTGTCGATGCTGGTCTCGACTATCAATCTATATCAATGCCTCTAAAAGATGCCGAATTTGTAGAGTCTATGAAATTCAATAAGGCTCAAATTGCTTCCATATTCAAAGTTCCCCTTCATAAAATAAACGAATTGGATCGCGCTACATTTAGTAATATCGAACATCAATCTATAGAATATGTGAAGAACACTTTACAGCCGTGGATCGTTTCCTTTGAACAAGAAATCAATACAAAACTGTTTACTGATGCTGAAATAAGGCAAGGGCTATATGTTCAATTTAATGTTAATAGTGAATTGCGCGGTGATTCAAAATCAAGAGCTGAATTCTATGAAATTATGGAACGAATTGGAGCTATGAATATAAATGAAATTCGTGCCCTTGAGTCAAAGAATGCTATTCCTGATGGGGACAGACACTTAGTTTCACTGAATTACACTTTCTTAGATATGTTAGATCAATATCAGATGGCTAAAGCAGGCCATAAAGGAGGTGATCCGAATAATGCCGAAGGAAATCAGACAGCTAACGACGGAAATTGAAGTTAGGTCACTTGATGATGAAAGCAAAAGTGAATATGTTGAGGGGTATGCCCTTAAATTTGAAAAATGGTCTGAGCGTCTTGGGTGGTTTAAGGAAATCATCAGCCGTGGAGCGTTGGACGAAGCAGATATGTCCAATGTAATTGCTTTATTTAATCATAAAATTGATTATCCATTAGCAAGAAACACTGTTTCAACGGGAGCTGGTAGTCTCCAATTAACTGTTGATGCAATAGGGCTGAAATTTAGATTTGAGCCAACAGACACCACTTATGGACAAGATTTGATGAAGAATTTGAGAGCAGGCGTCATCAATCAATGTTCTTTTTCGTTTTCTCTTGATCATTCAGGTGATGAAGAACCTGATGAATGGACAAGAAATGAAGAAGAAAAGTTATATGAGCGCCGAATTAATCGAATCAATCGCATTTTTGACATTTCACTTGTGACAACTCCTGCATATAGCGATACGGAAGCTGTTGTAGGAGAAAGAAGTCTAGAAAAAGTAGAAGTTTTAAAAAGACAAAAAAACACATCAAATAAGAGGATTGAGCTGGAACTAGACTTATTAGACCTGACTATATAGTGGGTCTTTTTTTATGCTCAAAATCAAGGAGGAAAATCTATGCCAGTAACGATGAGTAAAGAGGAACGTCAATTGCGCCAGCAGTTCACGCAGAAAAAGCAAGAAGCTAGGAATTTAATAAGTGAAGGAAAAGATGAAGAAGCACGCTCTATGCTTGATGAAGCAAAGGCTCTGCAAAAAAGAATTGAAATGATGTCTGAGGAAAGAGAACTCGCTGCACCAGAAATTGAAGACCGACATCATGTCCCGGAACAGAAAAGAGATCCTGAATCTGGTTCTTCTGATGAAGAACGCAGCTTAACAGGAACGCAAGAATATAGAAATGCATGGTTCAAGGTATTGACTGGACGTGATGATGAATTAGGTAACGAAGAAAGAAAAATGCTGCAGGAAGTCTTAAAAGAAAATAGACAGCTTTCATCTAGCAGTGATAAGGATGGTGGATACACAGTACCGGATGACATTTCGAAACAGATTATTAAGTCCATTCAAGAATTAAATTCTGTTCGTAATCTAGTTCGCATTGTGCCAAAAAAATCACCATCTGGCACTTATCCAGTAAGAAAAGGTACTGCTGGAAAGCTATATAACATTGGGGAAAAAGAGGCAATTAAAGAGCTCAAAAGTATGGAGTTTGAAGAAATCCAATACAACGTTAAGAAATTCGCTGGATTTTTACCTATTTCAGCTGAATTGCTTGATGATTCTTTTCTTAATTTCACAAGAGAAATTGTAGAATGGCTTTCTGAATGCGCAACTGTAACTGAAAATGAGGAAGTCTTCTATGGAAAAGGTGGAGACAAAAACATAGAAGGAATTATCTCAAGCAAAAAATATAAAACTCTCAAGGCACCTTCACTTATCACTATTAAATTTTTGAGGAAAGTCAAAAATCAACTTAAAAAGGGTTACCGAAGAAATGCTAAGTGGGTTATGAATACAGAAGCATTTGAAACGCTTGCAAACATTGAAGATAAAAACGGCCGCGGAATCTTAGCAGAGGACCCACGCAATGAGGACAGCTTTCTTTTATTCGGAAGACCTGTTGAAGTGTATGACGAGATTGTCACAGACGATAAACAAAAAACTCATATTCTATTCGGTGATTTTAAAAATGCATACTTTATGTTTGATCGCCAAAAATTCGAGATCAAATCAACTGATATCGGTGCAGATGCATATCTAACTGATCAAACATATTTCAGAGGTATTGAACGATTTGACGGAAAAGTTATTGATCCAGAAGCCGCAGTTATTGTTACTGATTTAGTTGTTGGTGAAGAAGCAGAAGTTGAAACACCTTCTGAAGATAAGTCCGTAGACGCTGGGAAATAAGAAAAATTGAAAGGAATTGATCTATCATGGCTAAAGATTTTTTAAATGAAAGTAACGGAGTATTCACATCTGCAGAGGCTGGGCCTGACGGTAAACCTATCACGCCTGTTTCTATCAGAGACAACAGCGAAGAAAACCCTCTTATTGTTAAGGGATTGAAAGGTGATCCTGGTGAACAAGGTCCTCAAGGTCCAAAAGGTGAAAAAGGGGATCAAGGAGAGCAGGGGCCGAAAGGTGATAAGGGTGATGCTGCAGTAATTGAGACTGGCTCAATTAAAAATGAACATTTAGGTGATGGTTCAGTTAATTCCCGGACAATCGGTAAAGGGAGTGTCAAGTGGGACAATATCAATTCAGAAGTACAGAAAATGATCACTGACCTTCAAGAAAAAGTCGAAGCAATAGAAAACCCAAAATCTGAATAAAGGTGATGCCGGATGACTGAGGCAGAGCAAAAAGAAAAAGAGCTTGAAAAAGCAAAAAAATACCTTCGCATTGATGGTGATGCGGAGGATGATTTGATTTTACATTTCATTGCTGCAGCAAAGGAGTACATCACGAATGCAACGGGTCTAAAATTTCCTAACAATTTAGCACAAGCAGAGCTGGCGGTCATGTCATTTACAACTCATTGGTATGAGAATAGGCAAATATCAGGAACGACCTCGAATCTTGATGGGGTGCTCACAACAATGGTCAATCAACTCAAATACTTGGTTGTGGACGGTGAAAAAGATGCTGAATGACATGAGACACCGCATCCAATTTCAGCAGAAAAAAGAAAAGACTCGTTTACCTGTCGATGGTGACAACGGTTGGGAAACCGTGGTTGAATGCTGGGCCAAAGCAGAGGGATTAAATGGCGCTGAATATTATGCTGCAGCTGCCATTCAAAAAGAACATACAATCAAATTCACCATTCGCCACAGGGAAGATATTGACGATCATATGAGGATCTTATTCAAAGGGAAAACCTACGAAATTGAGTCTATATTACCGAATCATTCAAGGCTTCATTTCCTCACAGTTAGGGCAAAGGCGGTGAAGTGATGTTTAATTTACAAATCGATGGCTTAGAGGAATTAGAAAACGCCATTGGAAACATGCAAAGAAAGGTCAGCAAGATGCATAAAGAAGCTCTTACAGCTGGTGCAACAGTCATAAAAGATGAACTTCACCCAAACACACCAAGGTCCGACAAAGCCCAGAAACACATGCAAGATGATCTTGATATTACGCGGCTTCGTACTGATGGAGACGGGATGAAGTACGTGGCGGTTGGTTGGCCGAAATCTAAGTCGAGGAAGGATACTCATTGGAGAATTCATTTCCCTGAATTCGGTACATTACATCAGCCTGCGCAAAAATTCTTTACAAGAACTGTTGATGCAAAATGGGATGAGGCCATACGAAGAGTAGCAGAAAAATATCGACAGGCGCTGAGTAAACTATGATCAATCAAAATTTAATAAGGCGTGCAGATACTTGCAAGAATGCCATTTTTGAAGCGTTGGAGAATGATCCAGCGCTTTTGTCTTTAATAGACAAAGCTGACATCTATGAGCTTGCGGTCCCAGAGGGTACAAAGTCGAGTCCGCCGTATGTTGTGCTGCAAGAAATCAACTACAAACCAATCAAATGGGCTGATAACAGGCCCATACAAGATAGTGCAACCTATCAAATAGATGTTTATCACAATGCCGATCCGCAACCTATCATGGCTGCAATCGGGGATGTGATGGAACGTTTAGATTTTGCGCCCACTATACCCATCAATGACTTTTTAGAGAAAGAGAGATTGATAAGAAAAGGGTATCGTTTTGAAAAAAATATAATACTAGGAGGCTAACTATGGCTGAGTACAGTTCAGTAACCGGGTTGGAAAATGTTCAGTTTGCACCACTGCAAAAGAAAGGTAAATTCTTTGTGCCTACTGAAATTTTAAGATATGAATATGCAATCAATATGAAGGTGGAAACTGAGACGTCAACCGAGAAGCAGTATGCAGATAACAAGCTGGTCGATTTAGTGGTTTCAACTGGTTCTACAAAGCTAGAAATTGAAATGCGGGATCTTCCTATGGAAATTCTTGCGAAGCTGCTAGGAATCGAACAGGACAAAAATGGGTTGTACTTGTTCAAAAAGAACATTACCCCACCATGGGTCGCAATGACGTTTGAAGGTCCAAAGGCAAACGGGAAGTCTCGTCATGTCGGTTTAGTAAAAGGGCGTTTTTCTCTTCCGGGCGATGAGTGGAAGACAAAAGAAGATAAGACAGATTTCCAAACCATTAAACTGTCTGCGGAATTTGTTGATCGTGAGCAGGACGATCTTTTTAAAGTGGTCACAGATGAAGATGCAGAAAACTTTAATCTTGATGCCTTTTATAAATCGGTTTTTGGTGATGTATACAAAGACGAAACAGAAAACAGCAGCAGTGTTGATATTGGAAAAGGTGCTTAGAGGGCTGAAAAGCTCTCTTTTTTAATTGGAAAATAAAAAATAAGGGGAATCACTATGACTCAGAAAAGAATCACTATCAAATTATGGTCCGATGCAGAACAAAAAGAAAAAACCTATGTAGCGCCACGCACAAGTGCTAAAACACTTCTAGATGCTTTGCGTTTGAATAAAAAGGCCGAGGATACTGCGGAGGACTTGGAAAAAAGCATCAAAGTATTAGAAGAACAGATTAAATTCATGGTTGATATTTTTGGAAAACAGTTTACTTATGATGAATTTGTTGAAGGATTACAGTCATTTGAAATTTCTGCTGAAATCAGTCGCGTGTTGGCCGAAGTAGTGGGTTATAAAAAAATTGATGAAGAAGATCCTGATTTTTTGCAACCGACGGAGACTGGAGCTACGAGCGAGCAATAAACCAAATGCAGAATATTTATAAACAACTCCTAGAACAGGGGTGGAGAATGAAAGAAATTGATGAAATGGATATTTATCATTTCTTAGAATTGAACGCTGAATCAAGCAAAACAAAAGAAGTTACGATTGATCAAATATTCTAAGTCTTGAAATCTTCGTCAGGAAAGCGGGGTGGTACATAAATGACTCAAGCAATTGGCAATATGGTCGCTAAGGTCAATCTGGATGATTCGGGTTTTAATAGAGGTATAACAGGGCTTCAAAGGCAATTGAGATTGACCAACTCTGAAATGAAGGCATCTGCGGCCATTTATAAAAATACTGGTGATAAATCAAAGCAATTACAATCACAAGTAGAGGGACTTAACAACAAATATCGCCTTCAAGGTCGAATTGTTCAGGAACATCGAAAACGATATGAACAACTTGTCAGAGAAAAGGGCCGTGATGCGCGAGAAACACAAATACATGCCCGCAAACTGAACGACTCCATCGCTGTTCATCAAAAGCTAGAAAAAGAATTACGAGATGTATCTAAAGAATTTGAGCATTTGCAAAGCACCGGCAATAAAGCAGCTGGTGTTTTTTCTGTTTTTAAGAAGAACGCTGGGGAAGTATCAGAAGAGTTACAATCTGTCTACTCTGCTGCGGGAATGGCAGGGAAGGCATTAACAGGTATCGGTGTAGCAGGTACCGTCGCAATAGGCGGAGCTGTCAAAGTGGCCGCAGACTTTGAAAAGGCTATGAGCAGGGTCGGTGCTGTGGCGAATGCATCGAATGACGAGATGGGCCGTCTCACGGAAACGGCGCGTCATTTGGGGGCTACGACACAATTCACAGACGGACAGGTTGCCGAAGGAATGCAATACCTTGCAATGGCTGGTTATAAGACAAATAACATTATTGGTGCCATGCCGGGCTTGCTTGCTACTGCGGCAGCAGGGCAAACAGATTTAGGTGTAACAGCGGATATTGTATCTGACATCCTCACAGAATTCCATATTGCTGCCGAAGATACAAACCGTGTGGCGGACGCCATGACCTACACGTTCACGAACTCAAATGCGACATTGCAGCAGATTGGCCAGACCATGAAATATGCTGGGCCAGCTGCGAAAACAGCAGGTGTCAGCATGGAAGAGTTAGCGGCCGCAACGGGTATCATGGCGAACAGTGGAATCAAGGCAGATATGGCAGGTACCGCATTACGATCCACATTAACAAGGCTTGCGGCACCTCCGAAGCCAGCTGGTAACGCAATACACGAGCTTGGCCTGAGTATTACTGACGCAAACGGCCGCATGAAACCTTTATCAAACATCATAGATCAGATTAACGAAAAGACGAAAAACTATACGGAAACTGAAAAAATTCGTATTGCAAAGCAATTGGCTGGTCAGCATGCTTTATCTGGTTTTATCACTTTGCTTCATGCAGGTGGTGATAAGATCGACAAATTCACAAAAGAAATAGAAAACAGTGGTGGTATAGCTGAAAAAGTTGCAAAAGACCAAATGGACAACCTAGCGGGATCTGTTGAATACCTGCGTTCTGCGGTAAATAACGCAGTTATTTCATTAGGAAATCAATTTATCCCTACAGCCCGTAAAGTGGTAGATGGATTAACGAAAGTCGTAAACTGGTTTGATCATCTGCCACCATCTGTTATGGGAACTATTGCCGTTACTGGTGCAGCCGTAACAGCTTTCAGCCTTTTAGGTGGGGCTTCTTTATTACTATTGAGCCTAATTCCCCGAATGGCAGAGGGATGGCGAGTGTTGCGAACTGCAGGTACCTATTTAACGGGAACTGTCAGAGGATCATCAGCAAGTCTAGGAGTATACACGACACAAGTTACTGCTGCGGGTGTAGCTTCAAGAACAGCGGCGACAGGTATTAACACAGCTGCAGCATCAACGGCCGTTATGTCCACTCGTATGGGCCGTTTACAACAAAACACTGGTCTAGCGACTACACGTATGGGCCGTCTAAATCAAACGGCCACAAGAACATCAAGGACAGTGCGTGGACTTGGCGGCGCGTCTCGAATCGCCGGCGGCGGTTTAATGATGTTTGGCGGGCCAATGGGTATGATTGGAGGTCTTGCACTCTCTTTTCTTCCTGAGATACTTAAATTCGGTAAAGGTATTGTTATGACTGGGATAAACGCCGTGAAAAGCGCAGGCGGTTTTATGAAACTTGCAAAGGGCGGTTTTGGCCTGTTTAACATCCTTAAAAAAGGTGCAGGTGTTGTGAGTTTGCTTAGAGGCGGCTTATCTGTGCTTGGTGGTCCTGTAGGTATGTTAATAACGGGTGTCACGCTTCTAGGCGAAGCAGGGTTTAAATATTATGACAACCTGCAAAAACGTGTCTTACCAGCAACAATAGATTTTGGCGATAAAGTGTCTGAATCCACTTCGAAAGCTGTAAATGCTTATTCGGATATGGAGACAAAAGCCAATGCGAAATTAAATAGCCTTTATCTCAATCAAACGAAGATCACGGATAAGATAGCTGACAACATGAATAAGCGATTTTCAAAAATGGCTGACACCATAAAAAAAGGCTATCAAGATAGTGCTGACAAGTCTCTTGACGTTTTAGGAGATTTCTATTCAAAGAATAATTCACTTAAGAAGAAAGATGAGGAAAACATCCTCAATAAAATCAAAACAGGGAATGAAAAGAAGCAGAAGCAAATAGAAAAGTACGAGAGTCGAGTCAAAAAAATATATGACAAAGCAGCAAAAGAACATCGCTCTCTCACTCAAAAAGAATGGGATGAAGTCAAGGGTATCACCCAAAAGATGAGTAAAGAAGTCGAAACGGCTCTTACAAAAAGCAAGGATGAGCAAACACTCATTTCTAAAAAGTTAAAAGAAGAATCATCTACTTTGTCGGCCAAACAAGCAGCCGCGACAGTTAAAAATAGTAAATCAGCAAAAGACAAAGTTATTAGTAATGCTGAAAAACAATACAACGCTGTTGTAAAAGCTGCAGATGACCAGCGTTACGTCAAAGGCACTATTAGCCAAAAAGAACATGATGCTACGGTAAAAGCAGCGGAAAAACAAAAAGAAAAAACAATAAATGAAGCTGAAAAAAGTCATAAGGGCGTTGTAAAAGAAGCGAAAAAACAGGCTGCAGGACATATCGAGCAAGTTGATTGGGAGACTGGTGAAGTTCTCGGCGCTTGGGATACGTTTCTTGTGGATTTAGCAGGGGTGGTCAATACCATTACTGGCGGTATTAATAAAGTTCTTGAATTCATGAACTTAAAAACTATCCCAACATGGAAACCTAAAGGATATGGGGGAGAAAAGGATGGAGCAAAGCATTCTTACGCCAAAGGAACAGACTATCATCCGGGTGGCCGCGCGCTTGTAGGTGAAGAAGGCTATGAATTAGCTCACACTCCTGGTATCGGAACATACATGGTCGGTGTTGGCGGTCCTCAAATTTGGGATTTGCCGCGCGGAACATCGGTTTTGCCACATGACCAGACTAAAAAAATAACTTCGCAGGGTTTGCCGGGTTACGCAGGCGGTGTTGGTGATTTCTTTAAAAAGGGCGTTAAAAAAGCTGGTGAAGTAGTCGGTAAGGTGAAAGATTTTGGATCAGATATCTTTGACCTTGTGATGGCTGGTCCAAAGAGAATTATCAGCAATATATTTGGCGGTCTCATTCCGTTTAAAACTGGTAAAGGGATAGACGGACTTGGAACAGGTATTTTAAAGACAATTCAAAAAGGTGCTTTAGGATTTCTAACAAAATCGTTAGGTGATTTTGGAGGAGAAGGAGGATCATTCAAAGGTGTAGGGGGTAGTGCTGCAGTCAAAAAGTGGGTTGCACAAGCCATCAGCATCACGGGAATTTCCCCTTCATATGCAAAGGCTCTTGAAACAATTGCTATGAAGGAATCAAGTGGAAACCCGACCTTAGTTAACCGATGGGATAGCAACGCCAGAGCTGGTCATCCATCACAAGGGCTTATGCAATTCATACCAAGCACATTTGCTGCTTACAAAAAGCCCGGATATGGAAACATCAAACATCCAGTTCATCAAATTGTTGCTGCAATTAACTATCTTAACAAGCGTTATGGCGGTATCTATAACCATCCGGGATTAAAGTCTATGGCGCGCGGTGGCCCTTACATCGGTTATGCATCTGGTGGTGTGATTGACAATCATCAGATCGCTCAATTAGGGGAAAATGGCTGGCGAGAATATGCTATCACGACTGAGCCAAAGTACCGTAAGCGCTCTTTACAGCTGTATTCTAATCTCGGCAAAGAGCTTGGAGTGCCTAGTTTTGGGGAGGGCATGATCTCCACTGCTTTACAAATGCTTGATCGCATCAGTAATAAACGAGACAAGTCTCAGAGCAGGCAGCAAGATGGATCTGATATGAGACAGATGATCGAGAACCAAAACAAGCAAATTGGTCTTATGGCTCAACAAATAGACCTGCTGTCTCAAGGATTAATGATGATGCAAAAAGGCTTTGAACAATTAATCTCAAAAGATAGCAACAACTACATGGATGGTCGAAAGCTAGATCAAACGACAGGTGAACGTTTTAGAAAAGAAGCATTTATGAGTGGGGTGAGGTAATGGAGTTATATATTGATTTTAACAATGGATTAGGTGAGCAAAGTCTAAATGACTTGCTTCCTCATTTCCATCCGTTAAGCCTGACACCTGCCTCACCAATCGTAGAATTTGAGACGGTGTCATTACAACGAATTAACGGTATTGTATTGCCACAACATCCGCGGGATGTGAGGTACAAAGAAAGACAGATTCAGCTTGAAATATATATGAACTCAATCATTGCTGAAAATTTCTACAGTTATAGAAGTGAACTATATGCTTTATTAGTTAAACCGTTCCCATACTACATCTCATGTGACCTGCTTCCGAACAGAAGGTTTTTAGTGACGTGTGAGGGGAATTTCACTACTCCGAAGGAAAAAGAAAAGAACCATGTTGTTTTTAGCGTTGAATTCACCGATGTTTTGGGTGCTGCTGAATCGAAAAGTACATCACTAAATCCTCAAACTTTTGAGGGTGAAAGATGGAGTCCCGGAATGAATATCGAGATGCGTGACGATCTAGAGTATTCATTCAAAAACAAAAAAACGTTCAGCATCTACAACATTGGGGACTTCAGCATCAATCCACTTAGACATGATTACCAAGTGACGTTGAAAGCCAAGGGAAAAGGTGTAACCATCATCAATCATACAACGGGGGAGCAATTGAAAATTGAAGATGAACTATCTAAATCAAGGGAAGTTTCTTTTATTAAACAGTACACCGTCGCAAATAAAAAACGTCTAAAGACATCTGGCAGGCTCCCCTCACTTGATATCGGCCGAAACGATTTTGAAATACAGAACGCAAGTGATATTGAAATTGTTTTTGACACAAGGTTCTACTATGCATAAGGAGGGATGACATGGCTGCGGTTGACTTTATCAAAAAATTAGCACCGGGAGCGCAAAGGGTCCAAAAAAAGTACAATGTACTCGCAAGCCTTGTCATCGCTCAAGGCTGCCTTGAAAGTGGATTCGGCGCTAGTGATCTATCTCAGCAAGCCAACAACCTCTTTGGAGTCAAAGGGACTTATAACGGAAAATATTTATTAATGTGGACCAAAGAACAGGACAAGAACGGCAATGAAACGAGAGTAAAAGCGCGCTTTAGAAAGTATCCATCATATGCAGAGAGCCTTGCTGATCTAGGAAGTCTATACACACGTTTGAGTCGTTATAAAGATGTGGTCGGTGAAAAAGACTACCAAAAAGCTACAGCTGCTGTTGCAAAGGGTGGTTATGCGACTGATATCAATTATGCTACAAAATTAAACAGCATCATTTTTACTTACAAGCTCACACAATATGATAATTTGGATGATCTACCAGAAGAACCGAGTGAACCAGAAACACCGACTGGTCCTGATTACCCAAGCAGGGAATACGATGGGATAGACATACCACTCAATCAAAATTTACCGTCTGATGTGGATTTCCCGCAGCTGCATGTTTCAAGCAAGGATGGAAAGGAAGTCATAGAAATCACAGGTGCGTCAGTTGATTTCACAGTTGATACAACAGGTAAAAAATCGTTTACATTCTCGTTAGTTCGTACACAGGAAAATGCTGCAGAGTTTGAGTTGTTAGTGGTGGATAACATTTTATACCTCGATGAAAAGAAATATAATCATCAAAAATACTATATTACCAACGTGAGTCTTCATCAAGAAAATGGAATGCTGACAAAAACGGTTACAGCTGCGCACATCTTCACTGTCCTGTTGATTAATAACAGAATTGAAAAAACAGTTTCTAAGAAGTTAAGCATTAAAGAAGCGCTAGATATTGCCCTCAAAGGAACTGATTTCAAATATGTCATTCATGCAAAAGATGATGAAATTTCTTCTGCGGAACAAGAAAACTTCGGTGAAAAAAATTCCACAGAGCTTCTGGATGAAATCATTGAAGATTATGACATAGAGTTAGACGTAGATAATTACAAAATCCATGTTTACAAAAAGATGGGACAAGAAATAGACTTTGTGCTTGATAGTCGTTATAACATGCCAGGTATCACTATAACGACAGATTCCCAAAATTGTACTACTCGTGCGTGGGGATACGGCGCACAAAAAGAAATAGATTCCGATTCTGACTCAAAAGTTGATGGCAAAACAACAGAAGATGAAAAAGAAGTGAAAAAAGATGAAGAGAAAGAGCCTGAGTATGTTTTTGAGCCAGTTCTTTACATTCATCCCGATGAAGATAAATTTCTCATTGAAGGTAAACCACGTTGGGCGGAGCCAATTAAAGACGAGAGGTACAAAAAATCTAGCAGCATTATTTCTGCGTTAAAGAAGCATGTTAACCCTTACCCAGAAATGACTGTGGAAGTAGAATTCCAAAAAATCTATGAGCCGAAATTGCTTGAAATTGAACAAGATTTTTGGTTAGGTGACACAATCCATGTTATTGCGGATACTGCAGATGGAATAACCTTTGAGGATGATCTAAGGGTTGTATCATTTCAGCATAACCCTCTCAATCCGTATAGCAGCCCAACGATAACATTTGCGAACTTCCGCAAGGACATTCAGCGTATTAATGTAGATCAAGTGAAGAAAATGAAAAATTTACAACGATATATAAACGACATGCTCAAGACGCTTAGATAGGGTCTTTTTATTTTTGCCAAAAAAGGAGAGTGAGAACATGGTGAGGCTTAGAAAGGACTATGACACTAGACGAAACTCGAAATACGCAGAGCAGCTGCGAGAGGATATGCAGTCTATAGAAAATCATTTGAATCAGAATGAAGATGATTTGAAACGACATAAAACAAGTGATATTGCTCATACGTCAAATCAAATCAAACACGGTTTGTATTCAGTTGCAAATCGTATAGACAACTTATGGTCTAGGATTATCAATCTTGTATTGAATCATGATGGAAAAGACGTAAAGGAAGTCGTAGATATTCGTGTCGCTAGGGATGCATCCATTCATCCCACCGCAAAAGACAGATTGGACTATGACTTTCAAATTCTTGAGCAGGAAATAGAAGATGCTGCGGTTTCTCTTAATCTCAAAAAATTCATCAAGAAATACGGGAGTTTTACATCTGGATTTAAGGCTGCACTAAGTCTTGCGAAATTATATCCTGTGCATATTGTCGTTCCTCCTGGTAATTACAAGCTGATGGAGACAGCCCGCATCTATAAAAATACTCATTTGACCTTACAGGCTGGTGCAGTTATACGGCGCGGCTTTATAGGGTCAATGCTTGTAAATGGTGACAAAGACGATCAAACCAAAGGCTATGAGGGACATGGGAATTTGCTGATTGACGGTCAGGGGATGTTTGATAGCGCTGGTGATGAATATAAGGAACAGTGTTCTGTTTTAGGATTTGCTCACGCAGATGGAATAGTTATCAAAGGGATTAGCATACGTGATGTATGTGGTGGACACGGCATAGACTGCGCTGGTAACAAAAACGTATTGATAGATGATGTCAAATTCTCTGGATTTGCAGATTATAAGGGCGATAGGTGGTTTTCAGCAGCTATTCAATTGGATCTTATGAGATCTTCTGAAAACTTTGGGGCATTTGGTAGCTATGACAATACCCCTTCTGAAAATATAATCGTTCAAAGGTGCCATTTCAGTAAATCAGATAAGCTAGGCGGCTATGCACGTGCGATGGATTCACATACAAGCACAGATGGATTTTGGTATAAAAATATCAAATTTCTATTTAACGTTGTGGAAGATACAACTGAATGGGCTATCTCGGGAAACAAGTGGGAAGATGTTTTAATTGAAGGGAACACCTTTTTAAATTGTGCGTCTGGTGTAAGGTTGCTACTTCCGGCCGTTACATCGAAATATACGCAAGATAAGAATGGGAATCCTACAAATCGAGTCAATAAAGTGAAAAGGCACATTGTTTCAAAAAATACTTTTATTAACGTAAAAGACCGTCATGCAATACAAGTTTATGGACGTAAAGGTTATCAAACAATCGAGGATGTAAAAATTAATGGAAACTTTATAGATGGCGTTAAAGTAAAGCATGCTATTCATCTATCTGACGTAGTAGGCTTCACTGTTTCAGACAACGAGTTTAATAATGTAGGACATCATGGGGTTTTACTGACTCGTTGTAAGAATGGACAAGTTGATCTGAGCATTGGAAAAAATATTGAAGGAAACGGTATTCGAGTGGAGTTTGGATGCGAAAACGTCAGCATTAACCGCACGCGACTAGATGAAGTGGGGTATTCAGGAATATCAGTTTCTGGAGACTCAAAAAGCATTGATATTGACGGAGCTAATATCAACAATGCGGGAAAGCGCACTTCCTCTTCAAATCCATATTACGGGGTCATCTTGATGGATGGTGTAGAAGATTCTTCGGTTAAATTTGTGACTGTCAAAGGAAAGAAATGCAGGTATGCAATGTATTTGACTAGCAAATGTTCACGGATTCAGCATTTTGGGAACAGGCTTAAAGGAGCTGGCGCAGAAGGCAGTTTAAAAGATGATAGTGTCGATCCAATTAAAACAATCGAGAATGTAACATGAGAGAGGTGATAACATGATTCGCAAGAACGGTCCACTTGATTTTGATGTAAACGCATATACCAGTTCAAGCATATCAACCAGTATAAATTTTTGGACGCAGGATCGTCAGACAGCAAGGCTCATATTCAAGCTCACGAAAGATGGAGTACCACTGCCCCTAGCAGCTGTCACAGGAAAACTTGTATTAGTTATGGCCGACGGCAGCCGATTCATTCGAGACGTAACGATAGTTGATAGAGTGAACGGTCACGCCGAGTACGTTTTGTCAGATCAAGAGATCAAGCACTACGGTATAGTACAAGCTGAATTAAATTTGTACTATACGAATGATCAATCTATGTCTGTTCATCAGTTCTCTTTCAATATATCTAAGTCACTTATAGATCAAGATATTGTGCCGATCACTGAGTATTATGTGGACGAGTTCGAGGCTTTAAGAGCTAAGATAAATGAGCTTTACGAAGAGTCTATACAAACAATTGAAGATCTGAGGGTCAAGTTTGATGACCTAGAGAAAATCGAAACAAAAGAAGGCGCGCAGTCTAAAGTAGATGCAGCACTTGCGGCAGCTAAGAAATATACGAATGAATATGCAGAGACACCCGACGGCGCTCAAGATAAAGCAAATGCAGCCTTGAAAAAGTCGCAAGAATATGTCGATCCACACTTTGAAAACAAAAAGATTCACGTAACAGAATCAGAAAAAAGTAGCTGGAATAACGGCCAGCTGCACAGGCTTACACCTAACGACGGTAAAGTTGCAAGGTTGCCAAACGGTACTGATATTTTTTTACTGCCTACAGGTTTTTATATGGGAGCAAATCTGTTAAATCTTCCAGTAGAGAATGATTCCAGCTTCTATTACATTGAAGTTTTAGAAACATCATATGTGCAAAATGAAGTTAATTACAAACGGATTATTGCCACAAGGTCATTTGATAATATGACTTGGATTGGCACGTTCCATGCACAAGGCTTTCGAGGTTGGAAACGTCTCATAACAGACGGAGATGCCGTAGTCACTTGGAAAACACCATCATTGTCAAAAGGATGGAAGCAATATGTATCATCAGACGGCTTTCCGCACACGTTACGCTACACAAAAGATGCTTTTGGCGTGGTGGAGATAATTGGATCTATTACTGGTGGGGTGATAGGTAATGATGTCGAGGCATTTACATTGCTTGATGGATATTTACCATTGCAATCCATGCACTTTATTGGAGTAGCATCAAGCGTAGGAACACCAGGAGTACCGCAATATCACCGAACCTATATAGGCACTGACGGTCGGGTTTGCGTTCAATCTTGTTCTAATACGGTAAATCCCAATGAATTTATTACGTTTGGTTTCCGTTTTAAAGCAAAGTAAGCATGGGAGGTGCGAATATGATCTGGGTTTATAAATATGATGAAAATTACATTTGGCAAGCAGGCAAAGATATTTTAATAGATGTAGATAACGGAGAAGCAATACCTAAAGGCTATACAGATAAACAACCGCCAGATGGGCTATTTATTGCAAAGTATGATCCTCAAAAAGAAGAATGGTTTGAGGCAGCAACTAAAGAATACATTGATAGTTTGCAGCCTGATCCACCGCCACCAGATGATGTAATGATGCTAAAAAAACAAGTCGCTCTCCTTACATTGCAGTTTTCGCAGTTGCAGAAAGGCGGGGCATCATGATCTACCCAACGTCGGCCGATATAAAAGTGTTTTGGGATTGGGGCGTTTATACACCGGAAATTATGAGGGAATACGTTTCATTGAAAGTAATTACAAAAGAAGAGTTTGAAGAGATAACAGGTTTGAAGTTTGACAAGCCAGCTGTCTCAGTGGATTTAGGTTCAACAGCATCTTAACAGGTGCTTTTTATTTTGCCTTCGAAAGGAGGTGACAAATGAATGGGGGATATAAAATTGTTTATTAACTTTGAAACTTTAGATTTAGCGAAGACATACTTATTTGGTGGAGTGAAATTTCTGGACTTGCTCTTGCTGTTGAGTGTCATCGACGTGTTGACAGGAATCATTAAAGCATGGAAGATCGGCAAGCTACGCAGTCGTACAGCATGGTTCGGTTACGTGCGGAAAATGCTTAGTTTTGTTGTCGTGATTGTGGCTAACATCATTGATCAGATTATGGGTTTAAATGGAGTGCTGACCTTTGGGACAGTGCTTTTTTATATTGCAAACGAAGGGTTGTCTATCGTAGAGAACCTTGCACAGATCGGCGTTAAAATTCCGGCTTCCATTACAGACCGTCTTCATGTGATCGAGTCTGACAGCCAAAAAGAAGAATCAGAAAAGAAAGCTGCTGAGTAATCGGCGGCTTTTTTCTATATAAAAACAAATTAAGGAGTAGATAAGAATGGCAATCAAAGTGAAAAAGAAAATGGTTCCATCCAGCAGATACGGTTTAAAATGTCCAAATGTAATGAATGCGGAATACATTACAATCCACAATACAGCGAATGACGCAGCAGCTGAAAATGAAATTAACTATATGATCAATAACACAAGTTCGACGAGTTACCATTTTGCAGTGGACGATGAAGAGGTGATTCAAGCTATTCCGTTAGATCGCAATGCGTGGCATTCAGGTGATGGTACAAATGGTACTGGTAACCGCAAGTCCATTGCGATTGAAATTTGTTATAGTGAGTCTGGCGGTGCTAGATACAAAGCTGCGGAAAAGCTGGCCATTCAATTCGTGGCGCAGTTACTGAAAGAACGTGGTTGGGGTGTTGATCGAGTACGCAAGCATCAAGACTGGAATGGGAAGTATTGTCCGCACCGTATCCTTGGTGAAGGTAGATGGAACTCATTTAAAGCGGCCATTGAAAAAGAGTTAAAGGCGATTGTTGGAAAAACTTCATCTTCTGAGCCTAAGAAAACAACCTCAGCAACAACGCCTAAGAAAAAAGCATCTAAGAAGGTGTACAAGCTCCCAACAGGTATCTTTAAGGTAAAAGCACCTTTGATGAAAGGGGACGCTGTAAGGAGAATCCAAGAAGCACTAGCAGCACTCTATTTCTATCCTGATAAAGGAGCGATCAACAATGGAATCGATGGGTACTACGGACCCAAGACTGCGAATGCAGTGTCTCGATTTCAAATGATGCATGGGTTAACCCCAGACGGCATCTATGGTCCAAAGACTAAAGCAAAACTCGAAGCACTCTTGAAGTAAACAGAGAAGCCCCTCCTTATTGGAGGGGCTTTTTTGTTTGTCTTTATTCAGTTCGATGCTTCATTTTATTGATCGTCCTAAAAGATGCTTCAACGCCAATGAAAACGACAAAGAAAATTATAATCCAACTAACTAAGTCTGCCCAAATATTGGACAGGTTAATAACACCAAATTTACTTAATCCCGATTGAATTACAAAGGAGATTAAAGCAGTTATAAACACAGACAGAAACCAATTTGTTTTTCTCAATTAAACCACTTCCTTTCAAAAATTAAAGGAATTTGCAAACATACTTAGTTGTTTTATTTTCGTTCTTGTAACGTTTGCAAAATTCATGGCCGCCCATATCTAAAAGCTTTTTACCTAACCATGCTAGACCTGCGCCAGCCAATACTTTGGCCGCCCATATCACTAGCGGAGCAACCATAGTTGTCACTTCACCTTTTTTCTGTGCAACTAATTGATCTTGATACACTTTTTCAGCATCAGTTCCGGCCAATGATTCTAAATGATTTTTGATCTCTAATGAAATATCCTTTGGTAAACCAGCGTTGATAACTTTGGATTCATCAAAGGAAAAAGTTTTATCTACTTCATTGTATGCAGCAGCTTCGAAAATAGCCTGTGCAATTCTTTGTTGTTTTTGAGGGTCCCACTGTTCTTTGGCTGATACCTGACCAAAAGCAGATGTGATTCCAAGAGTCACAATAAGTGTTAACACAAGTGTAAGTTTTACATTCAGCTTGCGCAATAAACCGTTCATACTAAACATCCTCCCCCTAAAAGTATTGTCCCACACCCGTATGGTAACAATTAACAGGGTTTATTTTCCACACTTTTTATAAAAATGGTAAAAATAGACTAAAAAAAGTCCCGTCATTTGTGACGAGACTGTGAAACACCCTTATTAAAACCGCCATTCCCTTTTCTCCTTATCCCACGTTAATTCTTTGCGAGAAACTAAGTTTTTAACCGCCTTACGAATCGTCGACTCATCCTGACCCGTTTTCCTTTTAAGCTCATTGATCGTGGGATTCTTACGGAACCGGCTCATGTTGTAGATGATTCGGTAAAGCTTCCTTTCAAGATCCGTCACGGCATACCCTCCTGTAAAAACAGAATATATGTTCGATTATAAGCGTAAATAAAAAACCCTTCAAGTCGAAGGGTTATCTTAAAGAAGATACTTTATCAGTGATTATCATATGTTCTCCTGAACGTTCGTATGAGAATTTAGCTAATGTTTCATCTTCATCTATATAAGGAACTTTCCAAAATACAGCGATTTGGTTAATTGTGTTATTGTCAGTTCCAATTTTTGAAGCTAAATCATCACTAAACATTTCCACCATGTTATAAGAAGTTTGAGCAGAATTTTTAAAATCAAACGACAGGTAAACAAGAGCGATTAGTTTGTTATCTTGGTCAGTACTCATATCTTGATTAATTTCGATCTTTTCAATTGAGGCAGCCTTGTAATTATCCTCTACAATAGATTCAATTTCATGTTCCGTCTCACTTTTCAAAATAGACAGTTCTTCATCCTTCTTTTTAGTAACTTCTGCAGCATTGTCTTTCTTACTTTTTTGTTTAACTTTTGAGGAATTCTTTATTTTAAAATTAATTTCAGCAGTAGCTACTCGATCAGTATCACCGCTAACATTAGAACCTACAAGATTAGCTCCATCTTTTCCAAAAATCGCTCTAACATCCTCAGTTTGCAGATTTTCGGGTGACGTTTCTACATAAGCAATATACTTCCCTCCTTCAAACTCCTCGCCTTCTTCATTAGAAAATTCATAATCAAACATTCCACCTTCTTTAACATTTACACCAGTAGAGAAGTCGTAATAATAGGTTGAACATTCCGGACATTTTAGATCAATTGATAATGCTGTATCTTTAGGTAAATTGCTTTTTCCGCTAATGAGAATTTTTTTATTGTCTTTAATTTTTTTATTCAAGGTGATCTTTACGTTTAATTTTTCTTTAGTTTCAATGCTTTCTTCTTTTTTATTAGAGTTACTTGTGGATGTGTTATCTGCTTTGCCACAAGCAGATATGAATAAGGCGGACAAAATTAAAAAGAGAAAGAAATTAATGCGATTCAATGCAAACCCTCCAGACCAAATATTTTCCAATTAAGTCTAACACAAATTTTTATTGGAAAGAGGGGAAATAATGTAATTTCTCATAATTAAGAATATAACGAAATCAACAATCAAGATGTTATAATTTAGTAAGAACAATTAACAATTGGGGTGTGTTATATGTATTTCAAAAAATCATCAGTTGAAGAAATCATTAAATATGACGACTACCCTTATAAAATTTATACAAGGGTTTCAACGGACAGAGATGAACAAATAAGTTCTAAAGAAAACCAGATCGACGTTTGCAGGTACTGGATCGAGCAACATAATTATGAATGGGATGACCGTTCTGTTTTGTTAGATGATGGTATCAGTGGAACCGTCCTTGAAGATAGGGCAGCCATGAAATACATTTTTTCATTGGCGGAAAAGAAAGAAATAAAGATGGTGATTTTTAAATCTATCACTCGTCTTGCTCGGGATCTGAAAGACGCTTTATATATCAGAGAAATTTTGGTTTCTAATGGGGTTCGAGTAGTGACTCTTGAAGAGGACTATGACTCTCTTTACGAGAGTAAAGCGTCAATGAAATTTGAAATGTCTGCTCTGTTTGCGGAGCAGTTACCTAAGTCTATGTCAGTCAATATAAGTGGTGTACTTGCAGCAAAAGCAAGGCGGGGTGAACATTCTGGTCGAGTGCCCTACGGTTATATGAAAGAGGGTAAACACCTTGTAATTAACGAAAATGAAGCTCAAGTTATTAGATTAATTTTTCACCTTTATAATAACGAGGGCTTGGGCCATAAAAGGGTTACATACGCTTTGCAAGAAAAATGTAAGCTAGGTGAAATACCACCTCCAAAAAAACGTAGTAATTGGCAGCTCACAACAGTTCAAACCATTTTAAGAAACCCTATATATTGCGGTGTGCATATAGCTAATAGGCATACTACAATAAAAGTTGATGGTCGAAAAAAATTCATTCGAAATCCACCAGAAAAATGGACCGTTTACGAAGACTTTTGCCCGCCGATTGTATCAAGAGAGGATTGGGAAAAAGCAAATAATAAACTGACTGTCAATAAAAAAACTAAATTCACACCGTGGAATGAGTTGAGACAATTACTTATTTGTGGTAAATGTGGTTCTAATATGGTGATTATCCAAACAAGCAGAGCCAAAAAAAATGGTGAAAAAACGTATTGGAAATACGTTAAATGCAGTAATTACAGAAGAGCTGGTCAAGAAGGTTGTGTTAACCATGTTCCAATTACTTATGAAGAGGTCAGGGACTTAGTCATTGAAAATCTAATCGAATTCTCCAAGGATATATCACATGATTACAGAAAAAATGCAATTGAACAAAAAGAAAAACAAATGAAGTCTGTTAAAGTAGAGTTGAAATCTTTAGAAACACAGAATAAAAGATTGCTGGAACTTTACTTAGAAGATCAGATTATTTCAAAAGCCGAGTTCCAAACAAAGCGCAATGAAATTCAATCTAATATAATTAAACTTGAACAGAGTTTATTTTCCTTACAGCAGGTGCATGATGAGAAAAGTTCAATGATGGAAATGCAAGCGGTTCTTCGAGAGCTTGAAGACAAAGAGAAAGATTTAAAGCATGTGTTCGATAAGCTCATTGATCATATTGTCATCCACCCAAACGGAAAAATGAATTTTCATTATAGATTTAAATGATCCTGTAAGTTATACTCATTTGTAAAAGGTATGCATAACAAATGCCATGCAAAAGCTAGGAGTCAAAGGTCGTTCACAGGCCGTAGTCGAGCTTCTGCGTATGGGTGAGCTAGAGCTCTAACGTCAGCCGGTTTTCCTTCCGCACCAGGGAGGAGCCGGTTATTTCTATATCGTTTCCATGAGTCTCTTCTTGCAATTTCATTGAAAAACGAGGAAAATAGGAATGTACGTTTTAATCAAAGTGAGATGCTATAGTGAGGTATCAATGAA